CATCATCTCTTGACATTGCTCAATGAGTGTGTTATATTTAAGTATTCATACCAAAGGAGGTTACATGCCACACACTGTTGGTTATTGTTGTATTAATACTGTATTAAATAAACAAAAAATTACCACTGGTCGAGGCATGATTCAACGCACGTTCGAAGCTCGTGGACTTGCTTACGTATCTGAGATAGTATTAGCAAATGCAACTGATCTAGTGAAAATTATTCAATGGAATGAAGATCATGATATCAAGGTGTTCCGTATGGGTTCTGGTATTTTTCCGTGGGGCACTAAATATAATTTACATGATCTACCTAATTATACAAAAATTGCTAATACACTACGTATTGCTGGTGAGTTGGCAACCAGTTTCGGACAACGCATTACTGCCCACCCCGATCACTTTGTAAAACTTGGTTCAAGTAAGCCTGCTGTTGTTGAGAATTCGATCAAAGATCTTGAACTTCATTCTACCGTATTTGATCTCATGGGTCTTGCGGCAACTCCGTATAATGCATTAAACATTCACGTTGGAATGAATTTCTCCGAAGAAGTGGCAGCTCGATGGGTTGCCGCATATAATCAACTGTCTTCAAATTGTAAAGGGCGGCTAGTAGTAGAAAATGACGACAAAGCAGGATCGTTTTCTGTAATACAATTATTTACCTATCTTCACGCGAAACTTAATATTCCGATCACATTTGATTACTTTCACCACCAATTTCACCCAGATGGACTATCTACACAAGATGCCGCAGAACTGGCAGTAACTACATGGCCTGACAATATTACTCCATTGTTTCATTATAGTGAGTCTAAAAATCTTAACGAAGGTGTAACTGGTAATCCTCGTGCGCATGCAGATTATGTGTTTAATAAAATTGATGATTTTGGACTGACATTGGATATTGATCTTGAAGCGAAAGCAAAAGAAAAAGCACTATTTAAATATCGGAGTTTTGTATGATTTCTTGGGCAATCTGTACACACAATGAAGGCGATTACATTCAGACATTATTGAATCAACTCATTCCATTTTGTAATGAAACGGGTGATGAAATTGTTGTTGTTGATGATTATTCCACCGATGAATTTACTTGTTCACTATTGAATGCCTATGCAAGTAGTGGGGATATCAAATTAATTCAGCATAGTTTAAATGGAGATTTTTCCAGTCACAAAAATTTTCTAATTGATCAATGTTCTGGGGAATATATTTTTCAAATTGATGCGGATGAAACTTTGCATGCAAATTTACTACACCACGTTCATGATATTGTTGGGCATAACCCAGACATTGATCTATTTTTTGTTCCTCGCGTTAATGTAGTAACGGGATTGACCGATGAAGATGTTCAACGGTGGGGCTGGCAGGTAAATGAATATGGGTGGGTGATGTTTCCAGATCACCAAACCAGATTGTTTAGGAACACTCCCGATATTCGTTGGCAAAATAAAGTACACGAACGTATTACGGGATACAAAACCTCCGCACCCTTTCCCGACGAAGAAGAATGGGCAATCTATCATGTGAAGGATATTTCGCGCCAACGTGCACAGAATGAATTTTACAGCACGTTATAAAAAGAGAAATTTTATGCAAAAACATATCACATTTATTATAATTTTACTTGCCGCAGTATATTGTGCAAGTGAAATTCCAACATTTACAATGGCAAAGCTTCCAAAGTCAAAACCAACTCCCATAGAACAATTTATGGGGAAAGTATCGGACATTGAAAGTCAAGGAAATTATAGAGTGGTCAACCGATATGGGATGATGGGCAAATATCAATTTAGTCCAAGTACCGTTCGTGCACTTGGATTTAGAGTATCCAATCAACAATTCCTAAAAAATCCAGATCTTCAAGACAGCGTGATGTTTGCTTATATGAAAGCAAATTATCGTGAGTTGAGACATCTCATTAACAGATACGATGGAAAAACAAAACATGGTATCAAGATTACCCGAGCAGGAATTCTTGCTGGTGCACATTTTGCTGGCAGTGGAGGTGTTACTGCCTACTTGACTTCTGATGACGAACGTGGTATAATTGATGGTAACGGCACATCAATACGAAAGTATATGTCATCGTTTAGCAATTTTAAATTGCCACCACTATCATTATAGGAAAGATTATGACAATACTAGTAGTATCTTTATTACTTGCAATATTTGTAGCAATGGGATATGTAATTTTTAATTTATCAAAGAAAATTACATTATACGAGCAAACTATACAACAATTTTATGAAGATACAAGTATCGTATTGCATACGATGCGTGTATTAGACGAAAAACAAATGTTTGAAACCGACGACGAAGTGGGCACATTATTTCAGCAATTAACTGATATAATTGACGTACTGCGTCCACTTTTATATGGAACCACTGATGACAAAAACTAAGAAAACTGATTTAGAAGTGCGCAGAGCAAAATTGGGAAAGATGTATTTTACCCCAGATACGGAACGAGCAATTGTTGAATATAATAAATCGACAGATCAAGATGAACGAAATACCATATTTAGAGAACGAATACATGCACCAGTTGATAAATTAGCAGAAAATATTATTAATCGGTTTAAATTTCCATATATGAACGCCAACTTTGAAGATGTTAAAAATCAAGTGGTGTCTTTTTTAGTATTAAACCTTCACAAGTTTACTGAAGATAAAGGAAAGGCGTTCTCGTATTTCTCCGTAGTAGCAAAAAACTACTTGGTATTACATAATAACAATTCTTATCGCGATGAATTGCGATCATCTTACTTAGTAGATTCATCTAATGATGAATCATTTATGTTGGAAGAAGTCTTGACAACAAAGCCCGACGCAGAAACTTCCCACCGTGATACGAGTGATTTTGTACAACTCTTAGTCCAGTATTGGGATTTTAATTTAGACCGCATTTTTAAGAAACAACGTGATAGAGAAATTGCCAACGCCGTTGTTGAACTACTAAGACGGGCAAACTCCATAGAAAATTTTAATAAGAAATCCTTATATGTACTTATTCGTGAAATGACCAATAACAAAACGGTTCATATTACGAAAGTTATCAATAAAATGAAGATTCACGTATTAAAACAAATGAAGGAGTACAGAAAATCTGGATACTTGGTCGATCCCTCCATGCTTTTCGTCTATAACTCGGAAAAGTAACTATTTATCTAGTACACCGTATTGCACGGCTAGCTGGAAAGAGTAGTACAACACGAGATTCATATGGCAATACAGCTAGACGAACAGACAGCAGTAACATTACCATTGAAAACAGCAATCATGCTGGCCTTTGCATTGGTTTCTGCAACATTATTTGTATTTCATATTGAAAGTAGAATTGATGATATAGAAGCAACTGTTTCTAGAAAATCTGTTGCATGGGACGCCGCCGGCAAATTTACTGCGGAATTTAAACCCCATCCATTGGTTGATGAAATTGATGACAGAGTACGGCAGTTAGAATTGCAAATTGTAAAGCAACAAAAAGACATTGACTATTTAACCAAAGGTAAATGATTATGGGATTCAATCCGTTTAGCAAGAAAAGTTGGGACAAAGCAGTTAACGATACAAAGAAAGCTGTAGTTGATCCAGTAGTCGATGCGGGCAAGCAAGCCGCAGATGCGGCCGCGAAGGTTGCCGCAGACGCACAGCGTTTAGCAGAACAACAGGCCGCCGAAGCAAAAAAGGTTGCCGACGCTGCTGTTAAAGCAACTGCCGACGCCGCCATAAAGACGGCAAAAGTAGCAACTGATACGGTAAACACCATCAACAAAACTGTTGTCAGTACTGCCGGACAAGCTAAAGTTGCAGCAACACGAAGTGCAATGACCGCTGCTAAAGTTGCAGATGCCGCATTAAACGATATTGAAGCGGGTAGCAAGCTTGCAGTTAAGGGACTTGAACAAGGTGCATATGCCGTTCAAGATGCCGGCGAACTTATTGCAGAATGGGCCGAGGCAAACTATTGTCAAATTGGCGTGAGTACAGCATTGGGTACAATTTTTGCCGCATTACTATATCGGCCAGAACCAAGTAGCGTAGCAACAACTACAGCCGCAACTGCTCCATTAAGTTCTACTGCCATTGCATATCTTGCCGCAAAAGAAACAGTTGGTGCGGTTGCATTGGGCACGGCATGTGACTTAACAGCAGCATCATTTGTTGAATTAATTTGGGTAGCTCCAGATGTACGAAAAGCAATTGGAAGCAAGAACAAGAAACTTTTAACTGACGGCATTGCGTTTACATTATGTAAGAGCATTGATGCTGCCGCAGGTGCGATGATTGTTCCACAGGCCTGTGCGGCTGTAGTAGCGGGTGTTGTAACAACCTTAGTAGCACAGTTGGCCTGTGAACGCACATTACCAAACGGCGCCCGTGAGTGGGCAACTACTGGTGCAAGCGGGCTTTAAAATAAGTGATTGAACTGGGAAATCTGAATATTTGGTCAATCCCATGCTTTTCGTCTATAACTCGGAAAAGTAACTATTTATCTAGTAGACCTTTTTCATAGACTATATTATGGCATTTGACGAAGTTATTTTCGAAGGAAAAACATTATCAGATATGTTTTCTGATGTATATAAAAATACAAATACGAAACGCGAGCAGATTAATAGCTTTGTGGCAAGTTTTGTAAAAATGATCCGTACGCCAGAGGATGCGGCCGTCATGGGCCCAGTTATAAAAGATTTTCTGGACTTAAATGTAAAAAATGATGAGCACATTGTACGATTGGTACAGATTGCACAACGGTTAGTCGGCGTTTCTTCCAAGAACGCCGACACCGGAATGCTTACAGAAGAAGAAAAATCTCAACTACTAAAAAATATTAAATCTGACTTTGAATCTGTACTTGCTGAACAAGATGATTTGGATATTACCGTGTCGGGGATGAAAAAGTAATATGGCATCGACGAGTAAATATGTATACAATGGTAAACCAGATGGATTGTTAAGTATATCTGGTGCCACTGAATCGGCAACACCAATTCCGGCACAGTTTTATGAAGCCCTCGTCGTCGATGTCATATTAGATCACCACCACCCGCAGTATGCTAAAAAGGATGGGTATAATGTAGGTACCATTAAAATTCGTATTTTTTCTGTACACAATGGCAGAAACGACGATCTTCTTGATTATGCAGATCCCATAGAATCTTCTATATTAGAAATGCCATTGATTGGTGAATTGGTGATAGTACATAAGATCCTTGGAAACTTTTTTTATACGCGAAAGGTTTTTCTCGCGCATAGAATGCAAGAAAACGGTATGCTGCAATTAAATAATGTCCTAAATACTAGAGGTGATAGACTCAAATCAAAGATTGCCACTACAAAACAAGAATTAACCGCAGATAAGCATAAGTTTGGTGAATATTTTAAACCAGACAGTCGAGTCCGACCATTAAAACATTTTGAGGGTGATTTATTAATACAAGGAAGAATGGGTCAGTCCATTCGATTTGGATCGAGCCAAATGGAACTATCAAGCCCTGGCATGGCACCAAATATAATACTTCGCACGGGTCAAGGAAAGGACATAGAAAAGACTGATGCAACAAAAGATAGTGTATTTGGATTGATATTGGAGGATATTAACAAAGATGCCTCTTCTATATGGATGACGGCAGATCAAAATGTGCCGTTTGAGCCCATAACAATTAATGCGGGATCGTTTAATCGTTCAATGCAGGCACCGCCACAAAAATATGGCGGCGCACAAATCATAATGAACTCAGATTCAATTGTCTTAGATTCTAAAAAAACACACATATCATTATATTCTAACGAAGAAATATATTTAAATAGCTTCAAAAATACAGCAATAGACACGGATAGTAGTATTATACTAACCGCAAATTTAGATATAGAACTAAAATCAAGTCGCCGTATTGACGTACAAGCAGATTCTGATGTTACTATTATATCTGGCAATGATATGTCAATGGTTGGAATGGGTACTATGTCATTACTTGCTAAAAAAATATATTTGGGAAGTTCTACAAATGATGCAGAACCCACGGTGGGTGGTACAAGTTTATCAATGTTTCTTGCAAGATTAATTCATGCATTGATGGGAATCGGTGTGACGCCACCACAAGTTCCGACATACCAATCTATAGGGTCACCAATACCAACTACCGTGCTTCCCCCACTGACACCTGGGCCGGCAACTCTGGCACACGTAATAACACCAGTGGGCCCAGCAGTGCTATCACCATTAATAGTGACCGCACTAACAGCATTATATGCCGAATTGATACCACCAAATGTAGGTTCAATTAAAAAATTACCATACTCTGGTGCACCGTTTAATAGTTCTGATGTATTTGTGAATATGGGAAATGAAAATACCTCTGCTCTTATTGAAAAAAATGAATTTAAGAAAGGTGAACAAATAAAAACCGAAAACAGTAAATGGAAACTTTCCGATAACTATTATAAGGTATTATAATTATGGCAATTGACCCGTTAAAAAGTGCAATTGCCGCTACAAAAGCGGCCGCATCAAATTCATCAATTCCTAACAATGCTGTTGATGCGGCCAACGCATCAATTGATCGGGCAAATGTTGCAGCAGATGCAGCACAGGCAAAATTAGACGCTTTAGCAAAATACAAAGATCCGGAGTTCATAAAAAAAGAAGCGGAAGCTAGAGTAATGGCACTGGTAGCAGACAAACAACAAGAATTGTTAGCACAAAAGGCTAACATAGAAAACCAAGTAACGGAGAAGTTAGCAGTATTAACTGAAACGTTGGCGTTGGCATTAACGGTATATTTAGCATTTCCCCCAAAATTACCGGCAATTGATGTCAAAGCATTAGCAAAAAAAGCATATGCAAAGACAAAAAAAGAACTACAAGACTTACGACAAAAAGTAAGTAAAGAAAATTTGAAAAAAGGAAAAGAAACATTTAAATATCCGATGAAGCCAAAAGAATTATCAATCCCCAAGATACCAGAAATACCAAAATTACCACCGATTCCCAAGATACCAGAAATACCAAAGATATCATTGCCGACGATACCAAAATTGCCTTTGTAAAAATATTAAAATTATAACTTCAAAATCACCGTAAAGTTTAACTTACCACCATTTATATAGAGAGTGTTTTATGGATAGACAATTACTTAAAGCATACATTCGCACAATTGTTGAGGAAGAAGTTTCTAGAATTCTGCCACAAATGTTGTCCGAAGCAGTGTCAGAAATTAAGCAGCTCAAAGAAAATGTAACAGAACCAACAAGAACTGCGCCAAAACTTGACCGTAGTAAACTGGCAGAATTGATGGGAGTAACATATGACGGTAGTACATTGCGGGCGACCACAAACAATTTACCATCAAGACTTCCTGATAACATACCAGCCAATGCAGATCCAGAAGTGGTAAAGGCAATTACAAGAGATTATTCTGCAATGATGAAAGCGATGAAATTAACTTGAGATAAGATATGGCACAAGCAATTGGTATTACATTACCAATACAAATTGGAAATATGGGATATTTTCAACAAGCATTTGATACATTAACTCAAGTTAAATCAAACTTTATAAATTTGATACTTACTAGAAAGGGAGAGCGTGTCCACCAACCAGAGTTTGGGTGCGGCATTCATGATTATTTATTTGAGCAACTCACTCCAGAAAATATTGAAGGGGCAAGACTCTCGGTAGTAAATGCAGTAGAACGTTGGATGCCATTTTTAGAACTGGTACAATTTGAACTCAATGCGTCACCAAACGACTTGGATAATAATAGACTTCAGTTATATGTTGGTTACAGATTAAGACAGAATCCAAATATCAGAGACACTATTATTCTAACGTTTTAGGAGATAATCAATGGCAGTAAATCAATCCATTACAAAAAAATTTAATCCAAACTTCAAGGACGTTAGTTATTTAGCAAAAAATTTCTCCGAATATCGGCAGAACTTAATAGAATTTGCTAAATCATATTATCCCAACACGTATAGTGATTTCAACGAAGCATCTCCGGGCATGATGTTTGTCGAAATGGCAGCATACGTTGGGGATGTTATGTCCTTTTATATTGACAATCAGTTTAAGGAAAATTTACTGTTATTTGCAAAGGAACGAAATAATGTAGTGAGCATATCACAGGCATTGGGATATAAACCCAAACTTACAGCAACTGCAACAGTTGAAGCGGATATATATCAAATGGTTCCCGCACTTGGCGTAACATTTAATTACGAACCAGATAAAAAATTCTTTTTAAAAATATTAGCAAATTCAAAATTTTCTACAAATACACCACCAACTCAGAATT